CTGACTATATTAAATAGTGCATATAATGCAACTGTAGAATATCAATTTCAAAGAATGTTTCCAATATCATTATCAAGTTTGACATTTTCTACAAGTGAAACTGATGTTGAATATATTACTGCACAAGCATCTTTTAAATTTGAAATCATGACAATTAATAGATTGACTTAGTATCGATTTAATGTTATATTATAAGATGTTTATGTGGAGATAGAAATGAAGATAGAAGAAATATTCGATTTATGGTCTAATGACAGTGTAATTGATATAACAAATATTAGTCAAGCATCTACTGATGTTCCAAAATTACACTTTAAATATTACAAGATTTTCTCTGAAGAGAGATTACTTCTTCGTAAGTATATTGAAGAAAAAAAGCAATTGATACTACTAAAGTCTGAATACTATAAAGGTGAATTATCTCATGAAGAATTACAAGATAATGGTTGGGAACCTTTTCTAAAGAGACTTCTCAAATCAGATGTACCACAATACATAGATGCAGATTCAGATATAATCAAGTTAAATTTAAAGATTGCTTTGCAGCAAGAGAAAGTAGATTTACTAGAATCTATATTAAAGACTGTAGCAAATAGAACATTTCAAGTAAAAAATTATATTGATCATGAAAGATTCAGGACAGGTGGATAAAGTTAACATTACCAAAGTGAATGAAGTTTATATTAGAGTAGATTGTGATCCATCTATTGCTATGGAGATATCTGATCTTTTCACATTCACTGTTCCATCTGCTAAGTTTCATCCATCATATAAAGCTAAGTTCTGGGATGGAAAGATAAGATTATTCAATGTTAACACCAAACTCCTGTATCGTGGTCTATTAGATAATCTTGTAAGTAATTTAGAATCAAGAAACTATATTTCAACAATTGACAAATCATTATACCAAAACCAGAATATCAAGTCAAGTGAAATATTAGAGTTTGTTAAAAATTTAAAAACACCGTTTGCACCGAGAGACTATCAGTTAGAAGCATTTGCACATGCAATCACAAATGAGAGGTCATTGCTTCTATCACCAACGGCTTCTGGCAAGTCATTTATTATATACTTAATAGCGAGATATTATGATGTACGCACTCTTATTATTGTTCCAACTACTTCTTTGGTTCATCAATTATCCTCTGATTTTTGTGAATACGGTTTTGACTCTGCTAGAAATATTCATAGAATCACTGGTGGTGTTGATAAATCAAGCGATAAACAATTTACAATCTCAACATGGCAATCGCTATACAAACTTCCTAAAGACTATTTCGAACAATTTGAAATGATCATAGGTGACGAAGCTCATTTATTCCAAGCAAAGTCACTTACTAAAATTATGGAAAAAACTATAAACACCAAGTATAAGTTTGGTTTCACAGGAACACTTGACGGTTCTTTAACAAATCAAATGGTATTGGAAGGTCTATTTGGTCCCGTTCATAAAGTAATATCTACTGCTGAACTGATAGAGAAAAAACACTTAGCAGACTTTAAAATTAAGTGTATAGTACTAGATTATACAGATGCAGAGAAACAAGATGCCAAGAAGTTTTCGTACCACGATGAAGTAGACTTTCTTGTAAGAAATGAAAGAAGAAATAAATTTTTATGCAATTTATGCACTAATCTTGAAGGAAACACACTAGTACTATTTCAATTTGTAGAAAAGCATGGTAGACTACTATATCAAATGATGAAGGATGCAAATAATGATAGAGAACTTATGTTTGTATTTGGAGGTACTGAGGCTGAAGATCGTGAACAAGTTAGAAGAATTACTGAGCAAAGCAAAAATGCTATTATTGTTGCTTCTTATGGAACCTTTTCAACAGGCATCAATATTCGTAATCTTCATAATGTCGTGTTTAGTTCCCCAACCAAGTCTCGCATAAGAACACTACAATCTATTGGTAGAGGTCTCAGAAAGTCGGATACAAAAACATCAGCAGTGCTATACGATATAGCCGACGATCTTAGATGGAAGTCACATGTAAATTTTACGTTGAAACATTTGATGGAACGTGTTAATATATACAACAGTGAAAATTTTGACTATAGAATGTATAATTATAAGGTATAGATATGCCAGTATTCGTTTTTACAATGCAGAATGGAATAACATTAGTAGCAGATTTAATGTCTGAAACTGATGATGCGTTTATAGCTAGATCGCCATTAGCTCTAACACCAAACGAAATGGTTAGAAATAATGTTCTAGCACATAAAATATTTCCATTTACCGAAAGTGATATTGTTGAAATAAACAAAGATAAAATTATGTTTTTAGGTACACCTGAAAATGATTTAATAGACTATTATTTTGAGATGGTTGCTTTTTATGAAAGCAAGCGTGAAATGAAACTTACTTATGGATTGAAAGGTGCTGTAGAAGGACAGAGTAGACTCTCAAAGTTCATCTCTAATGTATTAGAGAAAAACGATGAAGATGATATTATTCCATCCAATACAACAATACATTGATATGGCAAAACATTACGTTGATAATAAAAAACTATTTACAGTTTTAGTTCAGTATAAAGGAGATGTAGAAGAAAGAAAAACAAATGGTCTTTCTCCTCCTCCTATACCTGAGTATGTTGGTTTATGTATTTTGCAAATTGCAAATAAGTTATCGACAAAAGCAAATTTTGTAAACTATATGTTCAGAGAAGAAATGATTTCTGATGGGATTGAAAACTGCATTAACTACATGCATAACTTCGATCCAGAGAAATCACAAAATCCATTTGCATATTTTACGCAAATCATTTACTATGCGTTTTTGCGTAGAATTCAGAAAGAAAAGAAACAGTTATACATTAAGCAGAAATCACTAGAGAACCTTGTATTAGAGGGTAGCGTAAACGAAAGTCAGCCTGATGACGTTTTTAGTTATCCTATCAATGTAACATTAGATAATGATTATATGAATGATCTTGTAGCATCATTTGAAGCTAAGAAGGCAAAAGACAATGAATAAAGAAATGATTGTATATGTACCACAGATTGTAATTGACGTTGCTGAAAACTTTGCTAAGAGTAGAGATACGTCAAATGCTAAAAACAATTATATGATTCGTTTAGAAGCTATTCGTGACTATTGCAATATGGTACTTGAGCAAGACAAGAAGAATCCGAATAATCATTTTAGAAAGGCAAAGCGTTGAAGAGAGTTGGTACTAATGGTCCTATTAAAAATGTAAAGGAGAGTCAGTGATGCGTATAGCACTTATAACTGACACGCACTTTCGGTATTAGAAATGATTCGATAGCTTCCCATGATTATATGAAAAGATTTATTGATGATGTTTTCTTTCCAAGACTAGAGGAAGAAAACATTAAAGATATTATTCATCTTGGTGATATCGTAGATCGAAGAAAATATATTAACATCTATACTGCTAAAAGATTGCATGAAGATTTTCTGCAACCAGTGAGTAATTATAACTTACATATTATAGCTGGAAATCACGATACGTATTTTAAGAATACTAATTCTGTAAATGCTCTTCGATATGTTATTGAGGGTAGATATGATAACATCACTCTTTATGATAATGTTGCAGAAGAAGTAGAATTTGATGGAATAAAGATGCTTTTTGTTCCATGGATTTGTGATGAAAACAGAGAACAAACACTAAAGGCAATTGATGATACAAATGCTCAAATATGTATGGGGCATCTTGAACTCTCTGGTTTTGAGATGTATAGAGGGTCTGGTGCTTCCCATGGTGATGATCCTAACATTTTCAATAAGTTTGATGTTGTTTGTTCTGGGCATTATCATCATAGGTCTAGTAATCGTAATATTTTCTACCTTGGAGCGCCTTGCGAATATACTTGGGTTGACTTCAATGATCCAAAAGGCTTTCATATTTTTGACACAGAAACGAGAGAACTAGAATTTATTCTTAATCCGTATTCTATTTTTAAAAAATATCATTACGATGATTTAGACAAAGATGTTTCTACTGTTACTAATATAGATGCGTCAGAATTTTCAAATTGCTATGTAAAAGTGATAGTTAGAAATAAAACAAATCCATATTGGTTTGATATGGTAATAGATAAATTAGAAAAAGCTGGTGTTCTTGATCTACAAGTAGTAGATGATCACTTTCATATAGATGATAGCGAAGATAGTGATATTGTAGATCAAGCAGATGATACATTGACAATCGTGAAGAAATATATTAATAATATGAAGTTTGATGCTGATAAAGAACGAGTCAATAGCATCATGATTGAATTATACAATGAAGCTCAGAGTTCAGAATGATTTTATTCAAAAAAATAAGATGGAAAAATTTTCTAAGTACTGGTAATAAATTTACAGAGATTGATCTATGTAAAAACGATACCACTCTTATTATAGGTGAGAATGGAGCTGGTAAATCTACTTTACTAGATGCTCTATCTTTTTCTCTATACAACAAACCATTCAGAAAGATCAATAAGCCACAACTAGTCAATTCTATTAATAATAAAGATTGTTTAGTTGAAATTGAATTTCAAATTGGTTCAAATCAATATAAAATTATAAGAGGTTTAAAGCCAGCAAAGTTTGAGATATATGTTAATGAGAGTATGATCAATCAAGATGCTGCTTCAAGAGACTATCAAGAATTCTTAGAAACTAATATTTTAAAATTGAATTATAAGTCTTTCTGCCAAGTAGTTGTCATTGGCAGTGCTTCTTTCGTTCCGTTCATGCAACTCACTGCACAGAATAGGCGTGAGATTATTGAAGATATGCTAGACATTCAAATCTTCTCTACAATGAATTCATTACTAAAAAGCAAAATATCAGATAATAGCGATGACATAAAAGATACAGATTATAAATTGAATCTTGTTTCTGAAAAGATTTCTATGCAAGAGAAGTATATCACTGAAATGCAAAAAGATAGTGATGAACAAATACGTCTTATACAGAAAGAAGTAGAGAGCAATAATCTTATATGCAAAGAACATAAAGAAAGTTTCAACAATACATTAGAAGATATTAAGAAGCTCAAAGATAGTATATCTGATCATCAAAGTGTTTCTAAAAAACTAAAAGAAGCTACATCAATTGAAATGGATTTGAAGTCAAAAGTAAAAAGACTTCATGAAGATATAGTATTCTTCAATAAGCATGATAATTGTCCTACATGTAAACAAGAGATCGATGATAAATTTAAATGTGATACTGTTGAAGATAGAGAAAATCAAATTAAACAAACAGAAGATGGCATGTCACTTCTTCTGAAAAAAATTGAAAAGATCAATACAAGATTAGAAGAAATAGCAGAAACGAATAGTAAGATTACTGATCTTAATATTCAACTCGCTACTTTGAATACTAATATTGAAAACATAAAGAAGCATAACGATTCTCTAAAGAATAAAGCTCTAGAACTATCAAACAAGAGGGATGCATATAATAACAATGATAGCATTCTTTCAGAATATGAAAAAGATTTTGATGAACTGACTGCTCATAAGAGTAGCATTCTAAAAGAGAAAGATGCTTTGCAAATTGCAGCATTAGTATTGAAAGATGGTGGTATTAAATCTAAAGTGATTAAACAATATGTACCAGTTATAAATAAGCTAATAAACAAATACCTTGCATCTCTAGATTTCTTTGTCAATTTTGAGCTTGATGAGACTTTTAATGAGACAATTAAATCTAGATTCAGGGATGTCTTTTCATATGCTTCATTCAGTGAGGGTGAAAAGATGCGAATCAATCTTGCAATATTATTTACGTGGAGAGCTATAGCAAAACTAAGAAACAGTGCTTCAACGAATCTTTTGATAATGGATGAGGTACTGGATGGTTCTCTTGATAACAATGGCACAGACGAATTTCTTAAAATTCTTGCAACATTGACAGAAGATACAAATACGTTTATCATATCACATAAGGGTGACATACTCTTTGATAAATTCACAAATGTAATTAAATTTAATAAGAAGAAAAACTTTAGCATGGTGGCATAATGGAATTAGTTATTGGCGAAAAAGATGTTCTAAAACAACCTTGTCTTGCATTTGATTTTGCAACTCCCCCATTTGAACCTATTCAATTCGCACATGATCTAATGAAGTTCATGTATGATAAGAATGGTATTGGTCTAGCTGCGAATCAGGTAGGGATTCCTTATAGAGTTTTTGCGATGAGGGGATCACCAGAAAACTTTGTGTGCTATAATCCAAGGATTGTTGATAGATCAGAGGAACAGATTTCCTTAGAAGAAGGGTGTCTATCTTTTCCTAATCTTATTGTCAAGGTAAAGAGATCAAAAGAAATTCGTGCTAGATTTCAAACACCTAATGGTCAATTGCTCACGAAAAAATTTATTGGAATGTCTGCTAGAATTTTTCAACATGAGCTTGATCATCTTGACGGAATGATGTACTATAATAGAGCTAACAAATATCATCGTGACAGAGCATTCAGAAAGGCTAAGATATGACAGAGGAAAAAACAGAAGTTAATGGCTTCTGGGTAGATGATTATTTTGTTCATATACCAGAAAATGGTGAAATTATTGAAGAGACAAAAGAGGGGCTTTCAATTAAAGTTGCAATTTTTGATAAAGAAGCTAAAGTTGTCGATATGACACCAGAACTGCATGAGAAAGTTTCTGCTGCACTAACTAAGATTCTAGAAGCAGCAATGGATGAAATTGAAGGTGAGAATAAGTAATGAACATCTTTTACATTGATGAATGCCCTGAGCAATCTGCTAAGTGGATGGTTGATAAACATGTTGTCAAGATGATTCTTGAGACAGCACAACTTCTATCAACTGCACATCGTGTTATTGATGGCATTGAAACAAATGCTATTTCTGAATCAGGTAGAAATAAAAAGATATGGATGTTACGTGATGATCGTGAAAATATATTGTATAAGTCCACACATATAAATCATCCAAGTTCTATTTGGGCAAGAGATACCATTGTCAATTATCAATGGTTGTGGAAACATCTAAAATCATTGTGTGGAGAATACACACATCGTTATGGTAAAGTACATAAAGTAGAATCAAGTGGTTTAATGGATAGATTATACACACCACCATATGATATAAAGAAACACAACATGACTACAATGTCATCAGCTATGGATGATGAATACAAGATTTCCAATAACCCTATTCAAAACTATAGAAACTATTACAAGCTAGGAAAAGCATCACTGCACAAGTGGACAAATCGCCAAAAACCAGAGTGGATATAATGACTAATTTTGAAAAAGTAGCAGAGTTCATGAATGCGTTTAAGCAAGACGTAGAAACAGAACCACAGTGGACAAGTGTATCGGAACTAAGGTATAGTTTGATTGACGAAGAACTAAAAGAACTTCGTGAAGCACTTGATGATAGAAATCTTGTTGAAGTTGCGGATGCTTTAACTGATCTTCTGTATGTTGTTTACGGAGCGGGGCATTCATTCGGCATTGATCTTGACAAGTGCTTTGAAGAGGTTCATAACAGCAATATGAGCAAACTTGGTGAGGATGGTAATCCAATATATCGTGAAGATGGAAAGGTTCTAAAAGGACCAAATTATTGGAAGCCAGATTTGAAGAAGGTACTATTCGATGTTTGATACTCTATCTGACAAAGAAAGAATTTATCGTCTAGGAATAATTGGAGAAAAAATGTATTGAGATATAAATCTGGTATTAAAATTCCATCTGGTATTAATAATTATAAAATGAAACTCATTGATAATTGGAATGAAAGTGAAAACAAATGACAGACGATAAATTAGAATATACAAAGCCCAATGTTAGTTGGTCTAATGACAAAGAAAATTCAGTCGAATACAAATTTAATGAAAATAATCTAGTCAAAGAATTGAAAGAATATATTGACAGTACATATACAAAACATTATGTTGGACCTGATAATATTCAGGCATTCGAATTGATTGCTTCTGCTGGTCATGCAGAAGGTTTTACTATTGGTGATATCATCAAATACGCAGCAAGATATGGTAAAAAGAATGGTAGAAATAGAGCAGACATAATGAAAATTCTACATTACGGTATTCTATTACTTTATACACACGATAAGGAATGTAAAAATGGAAATTAAAATTGATATTGGTGAATTGCGAAAGCGTAAACTATTTGTTGCTACACCAATGTATGGTGGCCAGTGTAATGGTCAATACGCAAAAGCTATGTGTGATTTGACTGGAACATTTACAAAGCATAATTTAGAACTTCGTTCTTATTTTCTTTTCAATGAATCTCTAATCACACGTGCCCGTAACTATTGTGTTGATGAGTTTATGAGATCAGATTGCTCACATCTTTTGTTTATTGATTCTGATATTGCTTTTAACCCGCAAGATGTTATTGCACTACTAGCATTACAATCAGACGATTCGCCATATGATGTGATTGGAGCACCATACCCCAAAAAGTGTATTACATGGGAGAAGATCAAGCAAGCAGTGGACAAAGGTGTTGCTGATGAAAATCCAAATGTATTAGAAGACTTTGTTGGTGATTTTGTTTTCAATCCTGTCTTGAATCCTGGTGAACAATCACGTAATATCAAACTTGATGAACCAGCAGATGTTCTAGAAATTGGAACTGGGTTTATGATGGTGCGTCGAAAGACATTTGAGATGTTCAATGAAGCATTTCCAGAAACATCATATAAGCCAGATCATGTTAGAACTAAAAACTTTGATGGTTCACGTGAGATCATGATGTACTTCCAAGCAGAGATTGATGCAAAGTCTAAAAGATATCTTTCTGAAGATTATTGGTTCTGCCAGAAGATTCGTGAAATCGGTGGTCATGTTTACATTTGTCCATGGATGCATCTACAACATGCTGGTTACTACAACTTTGGTGGCAAGCTACCAGCTCTAGCATCAATCGGTGCTTCTGCAACTGCTGATCCATCATTGCTTACAAACACAAAGAAGTGAGAAAGGTAAATTGTTATGAAACTAAGTGAATCTACTGTTAATGTTCTGAAGAACTTTTCTTCTATCAATCCTTCTATTCTGTTCAAGCCAGGTAATGTAATTTCTACAATTACACCAACAAAGACTGTTATGGCAATTGCTAATGTAGCAGAAACATTTGAAGTAGAGGCTGGAATTTATGAGCTTTCTAAGTTCATTGGAGTTCTGTCTCTTTTCAACGAACCAGAATTGAAATTCAGCAATTCCAAGATTGATATTAAAACAGACAAGAGAAATCTTTCTTATGTTTGTGCTAATCCTGAAATGATTATCTATCCATCTAAGTCTATTACTATGCCAGATATCATTGCAGAATTCACACTTCCAGAAGAAGAATTTATTGCAATGAATAAAGCAGTATCTGTTCTTCAGCTACCAGAAATTATTATCGAATCGGAAGATAATAAAATCTTCATGGCTGCTACTAATCTAAAGAACCCAACAAGCTACAACTATAAAGTTGAACTTGGAGAGACTGATAAGAATATCAAAGCAGTTATCAAGACAGAATACTTCTCCAAGTTGATGCCTAATGATTATGTGATTTCTATCACAGATAAGAACATCTGTAGTTTCAAGTCTGACAAAATCACATATTATGTTGCACTAGAGAGCGTATAAGTATATAAATTATGTTTATGTGATGAGGAGATTATATTATGCAAGAACAGTTTGTTTGGGTAGAAAAGTATCGTCCTAAGACTGTCCAAGAGTGTATCTTACCAAAAGACCTCTTGGACACTTTTCAGGATTTTG